CAGTTGTGGTATAACCCGCGCATGGACATACAAACGATCCCGCTCGCGCCCCGCGTCCTGAAGGCAACGGAGGCGCGCCTACAGCTGGTCTACAACGCGGCGCGACTAGGACTGCAAGGAGACAAGTTGGCGATGGCCGCGCAAATGCTGCCGGTCGAGTATTATCGCCTACGGCAGATGGACCCGCTCGTCGAAATGGCTGAACTGAAAGGCCGCGCCGACGCTGAGCAACAGCTCGCGCGTGTGCTGCACGACGCCGCGCTGGCGGGCGACGCCAGGGTCGCGCTGGACCTGCTCAAGCACCGCCACGACTGGGTCGCCAAGCAGCAGGTGCAGGTAGACATCAGCCAGCAGATCTCCATCGCCGCCGTCCTGCAAGAGGCCGAGCGGCGCACCATCGAAGGCAGCGCCACCCTCGTCAAGGACGCCCGTGAAGATCGTATACCTGGTGTTGTTAGTGATTGTAGTCGCGTGGCTGATGCACAAGTGGCTTGACTGACAAGCTATGGCAGACCGTCGCAACATGTTAGCGCCCGCGGTTAAAAATGCGTTGACAGAACCGTTGTCAATGGAAGGCCGCGCTATGCTCTTGCCATTCCGCGACACTGTGCCCGGCAGCGTGTTCAATGTACGAGAGTGGGCGCTACCAGGCGCTATAGCAGCGCCAATAAACGCTATAACGTCGTTTGCGCGCGCGTACCGAGGACAGTTAGACGATCCAATGGAAGAAGCGCTTAACGTAGCCGGCGCACTACAATTTGGCGCAGCAAGCGCGCCAATGCGTGCAGGCCGGGGAACGCTAGGAATGAATGTGTACCACGGCGGTCCAGTGAAAGTGTCTTCGCCAGATTTTACCTTGTCAGGAAAAGTTTCCGGCATTAAAGAAGAACAAGGCGTGTTTTGGGTTTCGCCGTCTAAAGAGTTAGCGTTAAATGCTGGAACAGCGGCTTCCTCAAAACCTGTACTTAGTGAATTTGAATTTAAACCTCAAAACCCTTTGCAAATAGAATACCCAATAAAATCCGTGTTTGACGGAAGTTTTCTTCAAATAAAAGCTGACGCAATAAAAAAAGCTAAAGAATCCGGCCATGACGCAATAATATTTTCGTTAAAAAATACCGGCTCATTTGGTAAACTTCTTGATGACGAAATTGCAATTATTAACCCCGCCGCTTTGACTCCCAAATAGATGCAAAAGCCTATCTATAGTGCAGAGGACGAGCAGGCGCTAATGGTGCGGCTGTGGTCCGCGCCGATCAAGGACGACCCCGAGGCGTTCGTGCTGTTCTGCTTCCCGTGGGGGCAGGCGAACACGCCGCTGGCCCGCTTCAGTGGCCCGCGCAAGTGGCAGCGGGATATCCTGCGGGACATTGCCAACCACATCAAGGCTAACCGCCACGCCGAGGCGATGCAGACGCTGCGGGCGGCGGTGGCGTCGGGGCGCGGGATCGGAAAGTCGGCGCTGGTGTCTTGGCTGATCCTGTGGATGCTGTCCACGCGCATCGGCTGCTCTGTGATCGTGAGCGCTAACAGCGAGGCGCAGCTGCGCAGCGTCACCTGGGGCGAACTGACCAAGTGGACAGCGATGGCGATGAACGCCCACTGGTGGGAGATCAGCGCGACAAAGCTGGTCCCGGCGCAGTGGGTGACGACGCTGGTGGAGCGCGACCTAAAGAAGGGCACGCGCTACTGGGCGGCGGAAGGGAAACTGTGGTCGGAAGAGAACCCGGACAGCTACGCGGGCGTGCACAACCACGACGGCATGATGGTGGTGTTTGACGAGGCCAGCGGCATACCGGACCCGATCTGGGCAGTGGCGAGCGGCTTCTTTACGGAGAACATCCTCGACCGCTACTGGTTCGCCTTCAGCAACCCGAGGCGCAACAGTGGGTACTTCTTCGAGGCCGTGGAGGGGAACAAGCGCGACTTCTGGACCAGCCGGAAAATTGACGCGCGCACGGTCGAGGGCACGGACAAAGGCGTCTATGAGCAGATCATAGACGAGTACGGCGAGGACAGCCCGCAGGCGCAGGTGGAGGTGTACGGGGAGTTTCCGAGCGTCGGGGACGATCAGTTCATCCCGCCGCAACTGGTCGAAGAGGCGTTCCGGCGACCGGCGTACAAGGACATGGGGGCGCCAGTGGTCATCGGCGTCGATCCGGCACGCAGCGGGGCGGACTCGACGGTGATCGCGGTGCGGCGCGGGCGCGACCTGATCGCGCTGCATCGCTACTACGGCGACGATACGATGACGACGGTGGGGCACGTCATCGAGGCTATCGAGGAGTACAAGCCGGCGCTGACGGTCATCGACGAAGGGGGCCTCGGATACGGCATCCTGGACCGGCTGACAGAGCAGCGGTACAAGGTTCGGGGCGTGAACTTTGGTTGGAAGTCAAAAAACGCCATAATGTGGGGCAACAAGCGCGCGGAACTGTGGGGCGCCATGCGCGAATGGCTGAAAACGGCGGCGGTGCAGGAGGATCGGAAGCTGAAAAGCGACTTGATCGGGCCGAAAACGAAGCCTGACAGCAGCGGAACGATCTTTTTGGAGTCGAAAAAGGACATGAAGGCCCGTGGGCTGGCCTCGCCCGACGCGGCGGACGCGATTGCGGTGACTTTTGCGTTCCCGCTGGCCCATCGGGAGTACAATCCGAAGCCAAAGCGGGTCATTGCCTACGAAGGCGGGGGCGCCGCAACCTCATGGATGGGTGCCTGATGGCAAAGAAAGGCGTTTCGCTGAGCGTTGGGCGGGGCGAGAAGCTCTCGACCAAAGAAGGTGCGGGGCTGACGGCCAAAGGGCGGGCGAAGTACAACCGCGAGACGGGCAGCAATTTGAAGGCACCCGCACCTAACCCCAAGACCGAGGCGGACAAGGGCCGCAAGGCGAGCTTTTGTGCCAGGATGGAAGGTGTGGTGAAGAACGCGAAGGGCGACGCGCCTCGCGCCAAGGCGTCATTGAAAAGGTGGAAGTGCTAATGGCCAACAAACCGGGACTGTACGCCAACATCCACGCCAAACGCGAGCGCATCAAGGCCGGATCGGGCGAAAAGATGCGCAAAGCAGGCTCCGCAGGGGCGCCGACAGCCAAGGACTTCAAAGAGTCGGCTAAGACGGCCAAGAAGAAATGACCAAAGAAGAGCGTTTGGCTCAGATGCGGCAGCGCCTGCGGACGGCGCTGTCGGCGTACTCGGAAAGCCGCGAGAATGAACTTGACGACCTCAAGTTCCTCGCCGGATCGCCGGATAATCAGTGGCAATGGCCCGCCGACGTGCTGCAAACGCGCGGGGCGATCCAGGGGCAGACGATCAACGCCCGCCCGTGCCTGACGATTAACAAACTGCCGCAGCACGTCAAGCAGGTCACCAACGACCAGCGTCAGAACCGGCCTAGCGGCAAGGTGATCCCGGCGGACGACAAGGCCGACCCGGAAGTGGCGGCGGTGTTTGACGGCATCGTGCGGCACATCGAGTATATGTCCGACGCGGACGTCGCCTACGACACGGCCTGCGAGAACCAGGTGACGTATGGCGAGGGCTACATCCGCATTCTCACCGAGTACTGCGACGACAACACCTTCGACCAGGACATCCGCATCGGGCGCGTGCGCAACTCGTTCAGCGTCTACATGGACCCGCTGATCCAGGACCCCTGCGGCGCGGACGCCAACTGGTGCTTCATCACCGAGGACTTGGCAAAGGAGGAATTCGAGCGTCTGTTCCCCGACGCGCAGCCGATCTCGTCCATTATGGCGCAAGGGCTGGGCGATCAGGATCTGAACCAGTGGATTCAGCAGCAGACGGTACGGATTGCGGAGTACTTCTACGTCGTCTATGAGCCGGTCACCCTGCGGCTCTACCCGGGCAACGTGACTGTCGAGGCTAACTCGCAGCCTGACCGCGAGATGCGGCAGATGGGGCTGAAGCCGCTGCGCGAGCGCGTGGCGCAGCGCAAGCGGGTCAAGTGGTGGAAGACCAACGGCTACGAGGTGCTGGAAGAACAGGACTGGCCGGGTAAGTGGATCCCCGTTGTGCGCGTGGTCGGCAACGAGTACGAGGTAGACGGGCAGGTGTACATCAGCGGTCTGGTGCGCAACGCCAAGGATGCGCAGCGGATGTACAACTACTGGTCTAGCCAGGAAGCGGAGATGCTGGCGCTCGCGCCCAAGGCTCCGTTCATCGGCTACGGCGGGCAATTTGAAGGCTACGAACAGCAGTGGAAGACTGCCAACGTCACCAACTGGCCGTATTTGGAGGTCAACCCTGACGCCACGGACGGGCAGGGCGCCGTGCTGCCCCTGCCGCAGCGTGCAGCCCCGCCGCTGCCGCAGACGGGCCTGATTCAGGCCAAACTGGGCGCGGCGGACGACATCAAGGCGACCACGGGGCAGTACGACCCCAGCTTGGGTGCGACGAGCAACGAGCGCAGCGGCAAGGCGATCCTGGCACGTCAGCAGCAGACCGACACGGGCACCTACCACTTCGTA